GAGTTATCGAACCAACATTTACAACGGTATCTGGGGATACAGTTCCAGATACAAAGAATGGCACACAATGGAAACCATCTCAGCATTACAATATGAATGATATTGTATTCCCTTTTGTCCCTAATAATCGATTCTATGTATGCATTGCATCAGGAGCTTCTGGGCCAACAGAACCCGCATGGTCATTGGTGGATGGAGGATCGACAACAGATGGTGGAGCAGTTTGGACTGGTTATCGTATTGTTCGATGGCGAGAAAAAGGGACTTCATGTGAATTTCGTCCGTTTGGAAAGATAGAATAGGTGAAGTTATGAGCACATGGCAATATTTTTCATCATTTGCTGGTTATCGTACATCACCTGCATTTTCGTTAAATCTTGATGGAGACGGAGCATTAACTCAGATACAATGGACAGGTAGTGAACCACAGGGTACAAACATATCCATTGAAACAAGGATTTCATTGGATCGTGGAGTGACTTGGACAGATTGGAAACGATGCGTAAATCATGGGATTATACCTGATATTACTGCGCAAACACCATTAAAGAATGCGCAGATTCAATATCGTGCTTATTTAAAAACAAATGATAAAAACACGACTCCATCCTTAGATGAGGTCGTGTTTATTTTTGAGCCAGTCATTGCCTTTGTCAATGAAGGTGATGCAAGAATACGTCCTGAGATATGGATTACGAAAATGGGTAATGGAAACATCTCTATCATCAATACATCCAACGGGAATGATGAATTTAAGTTGTCTAACCTCATTGATCAAGAGACGGTTTATATCAATGGAGAACGGGAGCTAATTGAAACGAGTCTTGCCGTTACATATCGGTATAAAGACTTTAATGACAACTATCTTGAAGTTCCAATTGGGGAAAATGTGCTTAGAGTTCAAGGTAATGCAAAGATACAATTTCGATATCGTCACAAACTTTTACAAGGTTAGGAGGTGGATATGTGTTAAGTAATTTAGGTGAGATTGACCCATATAAAAAACCAATTAAGCCGCAGATATTTTTAGCAAAGCCGAACCGTGAAATCATCACGAAGTTAAGTGAAGCTTACAATGTAAAGTATCGTGAAATGATCTTACAGTTAAATGATATCTCTTTTGATTTGCCTTACGATGTGGATTTTAATCATGAACTAGTGAGAAACCGTAACGTCGATTTAATCAAAGAGCGTTATCTTTTGAAAGTGGTAAGAGGAGCACAAGTCGAATGGTTCACCATTACAAAAAAGAATGACAACATGGATGAAGACAAGGATTACATGACTATAGAAGCCTCATCCGTTGGTTATCAGTTACGCTCACGACTGCTGATGGGATACCATAATGATTCAGCTCATGCAAAAACAATACTTACAGAAGTATTAGACGGAACGAATTGGACTACAGATTACATTGATGCTGATTTTCAATTAACATATCGCGAATTTGATTTTCAAGATACAAACGTATTGAATGCTGTTTATCAGATAGCAGAAACCTATAATGCTATTGTGCTTTGGAATACAGTCAATCGAACAATTAGCTTGGTTAAACCCGAACTTTTTGGAGTGAATAAGGGATTAAAATTTTCTTATGGTCACTATCTAAAGACTTTGGGCAAAGAATCTAATTCTGATGAACTGGTTACTCGATTAAAAGCGTATGGCAAAGATGGGCTCAGTATTCAAAATGTAAATCCAACGGGACAACCTTACATTGAAAATTTCAGTTATTTCATGTTCCCGTTTGAGCGTGATGCGAATCGAAATGTGATCAAGCATAGTGAGTATATGAGTGATTCGCTATGTCACGCTTTGCTTGATTATAGTGCTTTAATTGAAAGTAAAAAAGAAACATTTAATCAACTGTTGAAACAATTAGAAACACTACAAGCAACGTTATCCACCAAAGACAATGAACTAAAAACATTGCAGAAGCAAGAAGCAGCAGTAGATAATATTGTGTCGCTTCAGCAAGCAGATAAGAACATGTGGTTCTATAAGTACAATCACAATGGAACTACTGTTCTTAATACGACGACATTGAATCCGTTAAATGCCTACGTTCTCATGTGCAAAGTAGCGAAAACAGATAATCTTCAAATTAAAGTGAATGGGATTGTTTCAAATGTCGTTGCTGGTCAATGGGTCATGCTCAGTAAAGCGAAGTTATCGAATTTTGAATCCATAGAGTCAAGCGGCTCTTCCACTGATAATGAAATTTATATCGAGATTGCTCATATCACAGAATCAGAGTACGCAGAGACAAGCAATAGTGCTGCTTTAATTGAGAAGTATTGTCTAGATCATAAGAAAATGCAGATAGCAGCTAAGAGGCAAGAAATTGCTGGAGTTAATGAACAAATAAAAGCTTTAAATGCTTCTATTACTTCGTTACGTAATCAGATGGCCGTGGAAAGTAACTTTACTGCTGAACAACTTACTGAATTAAAGGACTATATCCTTGAAGGAACATTCTCCGATGAGAAATACATTGATGAGCATGATCTGTTCAAAGATGCAAAAGAGAAATTTATTGAGCTTCAAAGACCGCAATTAGTGATTAATATCAGTGTCGTTGACTTTTTACGTATTGTAGAAGAACAACACAACTGGAATAAACTTGTTTTGGGCGATACGGTAACAATTGAATATGAGAAGATTGGCGTCAAGGTGACTGCTCGGATTATCGGGATTGAGTTTGACTATGAGAACTATGATATCAATCTAACAATCGCCAACGTAAAGGAAATAACGGATAACCGGAAACTGTTTGAAAAGTACATTTACAACTCAAACTATACATCCGTCATTGTGAATGGGAATAAAGATCGATGGGGCCAAGCTGTGAAGGATTCGAGTAATATGAGCAAGATATTCGATAACTTCTGGAATAAGATTACGAATGAAATTAATATGGCTTCCAATGAGTTTGTCACCATTGACCGAAAAGGGATTACGATTATTGGTCCAAATGATCCTTTACGTTTCCTTAGGATGACACATGGCGCAATAGGGCTGACGAGGTCAGGCGGGTTACGCTATGAAACAGCACTCAACGCTGACGGCCTGATTGCTGAAGTTGTTCTTGGCAAGCTTATTCTTGGTCAACGAGTGACAATAGGTGATCCTGACGGAACATGGTTAACCGAGGGACCGAAAACAACCATCACAGATCGCTGTAATCGAATAGCCACAATTCTTGGATTGTATAGCAAAAATCCCGAAAGATATGGCATTATTGTAAACCGTTATGAAAGTAGTGATTGTAGTAGTACTACTCCCATCAACAGAAGTAGAATGGATAGTGAGGATGGCTTCTTAATTGAACGTTGGACTGGTTCGGCGTGGGACAAAACAGCTTGGCTCGATATGGACGGATTTTTTAATGGCCGCGGGATTAAAATTGATTATATGAGTGGTATATTGAGTAATGGTATTACATTAGACACTTTAAATGGTCTTGTTATTACTCGCAGTGACAATCAAGTGCGGACTCGCCTTAACGCCACCGAAGGCTTTAGCATTGAACGTTTTGAAAATAATCAATGGAAAAAGAAATTTTTTGCTGATATTAATGGGCAATTTTTTAGCAATGATTTGATTGCTCGTCGTCTTCGTATCGTTAATGATCTAGATGATTTATTGTTAGATTCAAACACAAATTACATGAACATTGGTCGGTTTGAAAATATAATCACTGACGGTAAATTAACTGCTGTAGAAAAACTTACTTTAAAGCAAGAATGGGAAACGATCCAAACTGAATACCAAAAGCTGAAATATCAGGCAGAACAATATGAATACTCTGACCGGGACCATCGTACTGTAAGTCATATTAACATTCCTCCGTTTGTGAATGCTTTTGTTGCTCTTGGAAACTATGTAAATCCATTATTGGCTGACATGTCAGCAACCACGCCTATTGATAGAGATGAGTTTAAATCAAAGTTTCAAACATACTATAACCAAGCAAAGAGAATAATTAATGAAATAACAGATGCATTGAAATATAGTTCGTGGCAATTCGGCACTCCTTATAACCGTGTAACTATGGATGCGATAAATGGTTTACTTGTTGAGCGTTCAGATAACAAGTTCAAAAGTATTTTTAATGCAACCTACGGCATACTCCTTCAGAAAAATGTAAATGGAAATTGGGTGAATCAATTTTCTGTCAATAACGATGGAGTTATTGAAGCAAGAGGATTGCGTATCTTTGACACAGACATAGACATGTTACAAGGCAGATTAACTAATAATATCGATGTAAACCCGTATGATGGTATAAAAGTATCTGCAAATGTCGGTGGGCATAGTATTATTACTAAATTGAATGCCACAGAAGGAATTTCGATTGCAAAAAATGGACAGTTAAAATTCTATGTAGATACAAATGGTATATTAAATGCAGAAGATTTGGTAGCACGTAGGTTAACACTCATAGGTAAGAACGGCAAGATTGGAATAGATGCAGATAGAAATCTTATTGATTTTGATGCATTTGACATGAAACTGGGTACTTTGACAGCTAAAGATATTTTATCTCAGATGATCACAAGTGACGTTGGTTTCATTGCAAATTTAACAGCAAATCGTCTAAAAACAATTGGAATCAATGCAGAGACTGACTGGTCAAATTATATTTCCATTATAGGTAATGAAGCTAAATGGGTAACTGGAAAAGTTAAAAGTGGTAGTGGGGAGCAAATGAAGGCTCCTGATGGTAAATTGCTGTATTGGAAGGATGCGGAAAGATCAGGAGTAACAACGACTCCAAATGGAATGCCTGTAATTAGATATGAATTCGATGAGAAAGTTAAGATGAAGCAGTATTTTGAGGGTACAGGCCCAAATGCAACCCCAGTTATCCAAATGGGTGAAGGCGATAGTGATACAAATCCATTGAGCGCGAGAGGTTTTATTAAGAAACCTAATGGTAGTTGGGATTTTACTTATTATAGTAGTAATTATGCTAAAGAGAGAAGTATAAAGTTTAGAGATGATAGTCTAGTTATTTTATCAGAAGAAACAGATTTTAATGCTCTTGCAAAAGTTTTTAACTTTACATTTGATAATGGTGGTTCTCTTAATATTCAACAAAAAGAGACAGGCGCAAAAGTGGTTATTAGTCCCACAGGAGAAATAAACATAGAATCCAAAGGAAACATGAACTTTTCTTCGGGTGGGGATATGAATTTGAATGCAGCTGGTAACATTAATATTAACGCTGCAGGAACAAGTACACTAAGTGGTTCTGCAATTCACTTTAATGCTTAATGTAAAATAATTCTAAAATATCAACAGTTTCCTTCCGATATAGTAATATAGGACTATATTCACAAACCATATCGGAGGGACATTATATATGAAAAAATTTATAACAGGCGTTATCGTGGGAGCAGCCGTAGCAACCACAGGAAGTGTGTTCGCAAGTGATGCAGTATCTGGCACATTTGCTGAGTTTAAGATTCTGGTTAACGGCAATCAAGCAAAATTAGCTGACAAGCCAGTTGTAATTGATGGTTCAAGCTATTTGCCTGTAAGAGCAATTAGCAATTCGCTTGGATATGAAGTTCAGTATGAAGACTCTTCAAAAACTATATCGCTTTCGAACGATGGAAAGAAGTATTTAAAAGATGAAAAACAGTCACCAAAACCGGAGGAAAAGAAACAAATGAGTGAAGGTAATTATGTCAAGGATTTGAAGAGCAAGTATTCCAAAGATGATAAGTTAAATGCTGATCTAATTAAGGCCGCAATTGAGAAGAAGGAAATAACCGTAGATGCGCAGGATGAGACCACAGGTGATTCACTTTTTATTCTGGCGATCAGAGAGAACAATTTTCCAGCTTATCAGGTGTTGAAGGACAATGGAGTTAACCCAGAATTGCCTAACAAAGAAGGGAAAACTCCTTTGCATATTGCAACTATTGTAAAGAATAGTTTTTTTATGGGAGAGTTGAAAACCCACTTTAATGTTAAAGCTAAGATAAAGGATAACGACGGGAAAATGCCTATTGATTATACTGAGAAAAATTCTGGTGAATACCAAAGTCTTTTACCTTATTCCCTATAATAAAAATTCTCTCAAACAGCGACTTATTTTCACACCTTAACCACTCATTCAACTGAGTGGTTTTTATCATCCAATGAAATTAGTGTTTTATAAGAATTAAAACAATATCATCACTTCCAAAGACCTAAACTCAAACAGATGTTCTATAGGAATATACTACCATATGCGGTATAATTATGAGTTATAGGAGGTGGATTTGGTGAAGGAAACAAAGACTACTCAGTCATTACATAGTATTAATGGAGTCTATACAAAAGAAAGAGAAGTTATTCATCAGAATATCATAAAGTACTTTACACAAGGCGAAGCTAACATTACTATTCCGGAGGCTGTATTAACGGGAGGGGGTTCTGGAGCAGGAAAATCTACTGCAGTAAAATTGTATTTTGAGATTAAGGATGAGCACGAGGGGGCAATCCGAACACTTATTGATGCAGATGAAATCAAAAAGCATTTACCTGAGTATAGAACTCTTATTGAAGAAGATGATAATATGATGACAGCTATTCTTCATGATGAAAGCAGTGACATCAGTCAAAAACTTATTGAACTTTGCATACATGAAAAAAGAGACTTTTTGTATGATGGAACTATGAAAAATTTTCCAAAGTATGAACAATTAATTAAACAACTTAAAGCAAATAATTATAGCGTAAATGCAATTGTCGTCAATACCTCTATTATCGTAGCTTTAAATCGTTCAGCGAAACGAGCTGAGGAAGAATTTAGGATTGTTCCAGACAGAGTAATTATCGAAAGTCACGTCAAAGTCGCAGAAACTTTTTTTAAGATAAAGGACTTATTCGATTCGTATACGTTATTTGACAACTCTGGTGAATATCCTGTCGAAATCGCTTCTAAATATGATGATGAGGTTGAAATTTCAGATCCTATTGCTGTAGATTCGTTTTTTATAAAGTCGAAATTAAAAATTGATGAACTAATTTTCCAAGATGATTTGCAACCTCAACATTAACATCTTTTCCGTTATGTGGTATACTTAGTTCAGGAGGGGATGTTCAAATGAAAATGACATTCCGCGAAACAATGAAACGGTTTGAAGTAAAAAAACAAGATTTCTATAAGAGAGAAATAACTGAAAACGATCGGAAATTTAATGAATCTGTTACAAAAAAGAATTCATTAAAAAAAATCTAGTTTGCTTTTAACTGAGACTAAGTCACTCTATTATTGAGTGGCTTTTTTATTTACCATGAAATGAGAATTTTATCGTCATTAGAAAAGAGGTGAACTATGTTCCAAATAGCTACAGTTGGTTCAACAATTGAAGGAACTACTCCTAGAGGTCATTGTGAACGCTCATATTCTTGTAATTGTGGGCCAAATGGATGTAGAACATGTTACGAATATGCTTCAGGTGATGTTAATGGTTCAATATCATCAGGAGCAACAAATGTACTAATTAATGGGGTTCGAATCGCTATTGATGGCAGCTCAACATCTGAAAGAGTATCTTGTCCATCAGGTTATTCAGCAGTAGGAGGAAGCTCTGGTACAGGAAGCGTTAATGCCACTTCAAGAAATGTTTTTATTAGTGGTGTCCCAATTGCTTGCAACGGCGATCCAGTAAATCATTTTAGCGGCAGTGGAACCATTACATCAGGCGTATCCAACGTTTTGATTCTTTAAGAGGTGATTTATGAAATATTACTCTCATGTTAATGAAATAAAATATGGAAATAAATGTAGTGAAAATGAAATCGAACAAGAAATACATACTCTTTTGAAAAGACTTCACGATGAACCTTATATGTCATTGGTTCGGAGTGTGATAGGTGATGCAGAAATTGTGATTGTTAAAGAAATCCACGAAGATTCCAAAGAATACCTACGCATTACAGTAAATCGTAAACGTGAAGAACTCATTATGAGACTTCAGGATTTTAATCTACTCTTTAACACAGACATCCCTTCTTCATTGCTAGAAGGAGAGTGTGAAGAGTGTAATAAAAAGAATGAGTAAGGAGGTGACCCATTGCCTGAATTACAAACGTATCTTCAATACAATGATCCTCTAACCATTATTTATCGTAAAGGAACACCTGACGATCCGTACAAGCGTCGTATTGACTCTTTGCCTGTCATTAATAATCAGATTACTTTGCTGGAAATTCCATCCGAATTTCACAAGGTGCTTATCTCTGGCTACTCAGAAATTACTCTCGACACCTTTTCGAGAAAGAAAAAAATCGAATCGAACGAATTTCTAGTCAACTATTCCAATGGAAACATTCAATTTAACCCATCGGAAGAAGGAAAAACATTGGTTTGTGAAAGTTATGGAAGGGGCATTATTCTTTATCCTGCATCACGAATCTATGCAATGGTTAGTCGAAACCCTGATGTTGTAAAGACTTTGCAAGATATTATTGATGAAGCACTAAAAAAAATAGGTGATGCTGAAGTAGCGATTGAAAGAGTAAATATTGCTATTCGTAATGCGGAGATTGCTACAAGTAACGCGAATACAGCTACCGATAATGCCAATAGAGCAAGAGATGATGCTAATGCAGCAACCGCAGAATCAAAGGTTGCAACAGAAAATGCAATTACTGCAACAACGAATGCGAACTCAGCAGCCCAAGAAGCATTAAAAGCTCGTGACTTAGCAATTGAAGCTAGAAATCAATCCATACTCATTTGGAAAAAATCTGTACCTTCTCGCGATGTACTTGAAGCTACATATCCAAACCCTCAGATTGGTTGGACTGTAGCCATGGATGATACAGGTATCGTCTACAGATTTGATGGCGTAGAATGGAAAGATATCGGCAATATGGTGGGTTCTGTTCCATTGGCGACGGAGACGCTTGATGGACTTATGAAATCCACAGATTTCAGCAAGCTAAAAAATATCGAGGCTCATGCTCAGGTTAACTATATTGGTGAAGAAGCAAAAAATGCATTGCCTGATTATTTTAAAACAAAAGTTATTACGTTTGTCTTTGCATCTACCGTAGATGTGGGAATTCAAGAAGCCGAAATCAAATTTCCGTATCAAGGAGAAATCGTAGGCGTATCGGCATCTTGTAGTACAGAAGGAAACGATATTACAGAGATTGATATTGAAAAGGTCAATGAACTTGATTTTATCAATAAGAATCCATGGAGTAATGTACTTTCACGGAGATTACTTATCCCATATGGAAGTAAAGTAGATGATCAACAAGCAGCAATTGCACTCCCACAGGTAACGAAAAATGATTATTTTAGAGTAAATGTAAAACAAGTTGGTCAAGGATTATCTAGTTTAATTGTACAAATAGAGGTAAAAATTTAAGGAGGAAGATATACATGGCAAATGAACCTACTGTATCTTGGCATGAATATGTAAGTGAAACCGATCCTGCTCAAGGGATTCGTGCATTATCAATGTGGCAATTGAACACTGTTGAAGCAGACGGAAACTCTGATTTAACATTAAAAAAGTTTATTGTTTGGAATAATAAAGGCTTGCCAGCTGCTGCTCAAACGATGCGTAATTGTACCATTGGAACAAGAGATTCTTCTGGAGGTTACAATCATCTTTTTGTAAAGGATAGATGGGTTAAAGGGCACTTTCCAATTGGAGCAAATCCTTTTGCGATTGGTGCTGTAGAAAACGCAGGAGTCACCACAGCCGTCGAAATGCCAATCAAAGCAGTTGGAAGTGTTAGTAATGGAACAATTGAAGGAAACATTAACGATGGAACAATGGCAACAGCTGGAAACGATAAGAATTACAGCATTTTTCAACTAAGAATGGTCGTTCCTTCTACAGCTAGTGCAGGATTAGTCCAAGGTAAACTAAGGGTTGGCTAT